TCTCATCTAATTTAAAACCAGCACTATCAACAACCTCAACTGGTGTAGGTGGTAATGTAGGAGTAGCAGCAGCTCCAACAGATTTTATCTCATTTATTGCTTCTTCGTTTTTATAAAGAGATTTGTAAATTCTAAAAATACTTTCAAAAGCTAAAGCGATAGGCATATCAGCACCTATATTTTTTAATCTACCAATAACTTCGCTATCGTCTTCATCTGAGATTAATCCGTTGATTATAATATTTGCAGCTTTATTATTTTGTGTAAAATCAGGAAACATATCTTTAAAAAGATTTGCCATATTACCTTCATCTTTTGATGAAAAGGCACCGACTAATAAAGGTTCTGATAACAACACAGAACCACGCAACAATTTTAATAATCCAATACCTGGCACAACATATTGACCAATAATAGACCCAGTCACTGCACCAGCACCTTTAGGTTGTTGATATTCTATTTTCTTACCTAAAGTATTTGGAAAATTTTGAGTAAAAAAATTATCTAATTTTGTAACAGATCCACCAGTAAGATTGTCAATCAAATCAAATGCATTGACAACACCCTGGTTCATACCTTTTGCAATATTTTTAGGATTTAGCATATCTGCTAAAAATCCTGGTGTTGCTTGTAATGTGCTTAATGATTTCTCACCAGCTGTTTCCAGTGTGTCTAAGTCTTGTCCAAAGATTTCAGGCTTTTTTTTTTCGCCTAAGATAACGCTTACACCATCAACAGTACCAATTTCATAAATTACACCATCATCTTCATAATCAATGACTTCATCAAACAAAGATCTATCAGATTTTTTAAGTGAATTAATATAAGTTTCATTTGTATTTTTATCGTACCAATCGAGTATATCGTCAGCAGAATATGTACCAGCTTCAAATTTTGCTTTTTCACTCATTAGTAATTATTCCCATGCTCTCACCAAGTTTATATAAATTTTTATAATCAATATTTCTATGTCTGTTTAAATTTAAATTATCCTCTTTTTTTACTAAAGGAGAAAAATCGCTAGCTGTAATAGCAGCAGCTAATTCATCAAACTTTTTTGTAACGTTAGTTTCGTTTACTAAAGCAAAATCAATTTGATATTTTTCAAACAAAGATTTCAATTTTTCGCTTGTTGTATTTATTTTAGTTTTAACTGTAGATTGATAATTTTGTTGAACTTGTTGCAAAATTTTTGGTGCCTCTATTTGAAAATTAAGATTACCTTGACTTTTAAAATTTAGTTCTTCAAATAATCGTAACGCCTCATTAGTCATTCCATGAATTAATTGTTCATGTTCTGATAAATTGTCACCTATTATTAAACCTTCTGGTGGTACACCAAAATTGGTTCTAATATATTTTTTTGCATTATTATAATTAAAAGTATTATCAGCTTTAACTAATGTGTTGATGCTTTGTTGTTGTTCTTTATTTAAAGATGAATAATATTTCAGTGCTTCTGCGTATGTCATATTATCATTTGCAAGTTGTACCTCTATCAAATCAGCCAACGCTTGATCTCCATTTGGATTAAATGGTATTTGTCCATCATTTTCTAAAACAATATTTTGGAATTGCTGTAAATTATTTTTATCACTAGGTGAATACACATCATTTGGCAATCCCATCAATTTATTGAAAATTACAATTCTTTGATCTAGTTTTGTATTCTGATTAAAATAATCAAAAACTAATTCATCTTTTTTAAAAATTTGTTGTTGAACCGCTTCTTTTTCAATTATCTCATTTCTTTTGTATCTATTGTTTTCTGCTTTTGTAAAATCTGCAAAGACATCTTGAATAGTATCATTATCCATTTTTGACATCATGGCAATAATGTTTGGATTTGTAATTTTATTAGGCGATAATAATAGATTCTTTTCTGGTAAATTACCTGAATATTCCTCAGAAAGTGCAACTGAAAGAGCATTACCAAAGATTTCTTGATAAAATTCTACTGGTTTACTTCCACCGTTAGCTTGATAATTATTAATTGTAAATTCAAGATCATTCATAAGTTGCGTAAAATCTGGAGCATCAAGTGTAATATTTGATCCAAGTCCATCTGCTTGTCTGTTAGCACTATCCTCAAACACCATAAGATTTTGTTTTTTTGTTTCTTTTAAATATTCATCAAAAATTTTGCCTCTGTATACAAGGTTGTTTATGTTTGCCTGGTTGATTACAGAGCTTTTTATAAAATCATATTTGTATTCGTTGCTTTGTATTTCACTTAAAATTGCAGCTCTGCCTTGAACTATTTGTCCGTCAACTGTAGAAAAACCATTTTCGTAAGCATCCATCCAAAGCTCTGGTTGTGTTGCAAGATTACCTTGAATAATTTTTTGTAGATTATCAAGTTTAGTTTGATACTTTAAATTTTCTTGAGTTATAATTCTATCACTTTCATTTTTTACAACGATACTTGCAAACTTTGCAACTTCACCCAAACCTTTTGCAACAGCATCTGTTTGTTGTGCTATGGCACCAGAAGTTGCTGCTTGTGATATTTGTGGCACAGCAGTTGAACCAGCTTGTCCTGATATAGTTCCAGTAAGATTGTAAATAGGTATTCTAGGCACTATACGGTTCCTCCTAATAATGATGGATAGTATGAAGTAGTCATTTGACTTACTCCAGCAACGCCACCAATAAGTGTTCCAACAGCTTTCATTCTATATGAATTTGCAAGCATTTGACCTTCAGCAGATTTTATTTCACCACTGTATCGAAGTTGTGCTGCATCATCATCTAATTTTTTTTTCTGCACAGCTGTGTTGTAGTCAAGTATTTTTCTTTCATAATTTGCAAGATAAGCATTGTTAGCCAATACATCTTCTGGAGTGCCTTCTAATGTGACACCACTTTTTAAATATGCTGCTGTAGATTGAGCCTGATTAATTTTAAATGATCTATTAAATTTAAATAATTCATTGGCAGCTGATGCATCAACTATTTCTTTTTGTTGCTCAACAACTTTGGCTGCTCTTTCGTAACCTAGTCTGTTTGCTTCTCCAGTGGCTTTTGCAGCGGCAGCAGCTTGTGCTGATCCAGCGGCAGATACAACGGCAGCAGCAGCTGTAGCAGCAATTGCAATAGGAGCTAAAGGAGCCATTACGCTACCCTCGCATATCTTACGTAATCTTGTTGCATATAATCGTACTTTTCCATTAATCCCTCTGGTTTCATTCCTAAAAATTTTGCAAAGCGATGACCGTCTTCAAAGTTATGAAGCACAGCAGTTTGCAATCTATGTATTTCTTTTTCTTTAATTAAAATGTCTGTATATTTTTTTATAGTTCGTGCAACTTCAAATGGATAATTATTTATTTTACTCGATGCAATTACCCATCCTTCATAGCAGCCTTGCCAATATTTTATGACACCACCACAAACAATTGGTTCTTTATTTTTGACACCAGTAAAACAATAATCAACTTCTAGATCATCAATAAAAGATAGATCTGTCTGAACACCTAGCAATTGATTATTGATATTATTAAAAATTAAATATCCGTGTTCTTTAATAAATGGTCTGACTTCCATTATCCATCATAAGTATTGAGTTGTGGGAACAACGCAGTAATAGTCATGGGTAGGGGTTGCTCTTGCTGGATATAGACAAAACCATCTGTTTCGTAATCTGAATTAAATTCTATTTGTTTGTCACCAGAAAATAATTTGACCGCTTGATCCATAGCCATAGAACTATCACGAAATGGTATTAAATCTGTTTGTGTACTATTGCTACCTATTTCAGCACCAACAGTTTCAAAAAATCTTGCAGTTATTTCTTGAATTCTTTTTACTTTGCCTTGTGCTGAGCCATCAGCACTACCACTTTCTATTCTCATGGTTTGCAGCTTGGATGTATATTTTAATCCGACTATGGCTTTTGTAACAGAACGATCAAGAGATATTGCACCACTAGAAACTACTTTGTCTGCATGAGTAGATCCGTTAGCCAGGATAGATACTGTTTGACCTTCTAAGTGACTTAATCCTGACAGTGTAGTTGTAGCACTTCCAGAATATAATAAACCACTATCCAGGAACCAGGCATCTTCAATGTTTGATCCAAAGTCAAAAGGTTGTAAATATTCTATGTATCTAACTGTACTGCCATTGACAGTTCTTTTTACAATCATATACAAAGTATCTTCACCTCTTGAAGAAGTTACTGTGTTTGATATAGCAGCAACACTTTCTACTTCTGCAATACCATTACCAAAAGCACCACCTAAAATATGTCGATGCCAGGCAACCACATTTTCAGATCTTTGATATGTCATGCCAGTAAGTACACCATCAGATCTGACAACCCAAACAATACTGTCTGGCTCTTGCTGATAAGTCCAGTTTGTAAAACCAGTACCCACACCTGAACCACCAATATGTTCTGCCAGGATAGTTAGATCTGGTGCTACATAACCATCACTGTTGAAATCAAAAACAAGCTCTCGTACTTTTTTACCAGCACGTTGCACAAATAAAACTCTGTTACCAGCTAGCAGTGCATCTACATCTGATGTTCCGTAACCAGCTTGTCTTTTTATCTGGATGTTAGTTGGTGTAATCGGTTCAGCGGAAGATGAAGCTGTAGCAACAAACTCACCGCCAGTTGTTCCTATTAAGAGTGTACGCAAACCTTTGATATACTTGATAGCATTCACCTGGTCAGAACCAATTGTAAATGTCATTCCATCCGTAGCATTCGTACCAGTTGTCATGTTTTCAAAATCACCTGACTTTGAAAAAAATAATTTTTGTGGATCATTGTTTGTACCAGCAAAAACTAAACGCTCTTCAAAAAATGTGACACTACTAGGAAAATTATTACTGGAAGAAAATGGATTATTAGTAGGTGCATACAAAGTCAAACTCCAGGATGTATGAGATGACCTAGAAAGTTTTCTTGGTTGATGTGAGGGATGTACAATAAATAATACATCTGCGGATTGTGCAAACTTTAATTCATTTGCTTCTGAAGCAGAGTAGGGTGTTGATATTTCTACAGCAGTACCACTATTTAAAACTTGACCACCATCTTTGTAAACTCTCATGTACTGATTACCAAACTCTAGTACATAAGTTTGAGTGGTGCTAAATTCAAAAGGTATAAGTCTGGCTTCACCATTGCTTTTTGTAGCAGCGATAAAACGAGTACCTGGTCTTCTGGTAGCTCCACCATGAGGATGTACAATCATGTTTTCTAAAGTCTTACATCCTGAGTAATACTTTTGTAAATCTGTTCTACCATCTAAACGTGGAGATAACTCACCTGATGTAAAGTTGGTAAACGCAAAAGTAGATCTAGGCATTATTTTTTCTTAGCTGTTCTAGCAGCTCTCCTAAATTGTGACTCTGTTGGTGATCCCTTTGCACCTTTTTTTCTCATCTTACCTCCACGCTTTCTTTTTGCATGGATGTTTGCGTATAGTCCTCTACGCATTACTTCTTTTTTTTCTTTTTCATACGCAGCTTTTTAAAATCAGCAGCGTCAATCTTTTTTTTATTACCACCCATGGCAGCAATTTTTTTTTGTTTTTTTGTATATTTTGTTCCTGGCATTATAACCTCGAGTTAATAAAGTCATTAGCTTGTATACTAACGTCATCGTCTGCGGTTCCTTCTGTAGCATCAACAAAGCGTGCATCTTTTAATTTTTGCTGATACAGACCAAACATTCGATCCATTAGTGTAGATGACTGTGTTATGGGATAAGCCAGCTCGGCTGCTAGCCTGGCTGACAATGTTTCTATCAAAGAACTATCGTATAATGTTGTGTCTACAATTTTAGCCACATACAAAATTTTCATAGTGTCTTCGTCTGTTAAAAGTTTTCTTCCTTCTATTCTAAATTTTTCGTTATTCGATAAGTTTGAGTTTTCTGATCTGAGAACTCTCAAACAATCTGCTGGTAATGTGTAAGCACTTGCAAACTCAAATACTGGTGCGGTTGTGTCTTTTGCTAACTCAACACGCTTTTGTAAACAGTTCCAGGGATGCTCACGGAAAACGGCATCTCTTACTAATTCATACCTCTGATTACACAATCGTGCATTCTTGGATGTTTCAGTAAGGCTGATAATAATGTTACCGCCTAACATATTTAAAGCTGAATTACATATATCAACGACAGACGCCATTTTCTCTCCTTTTGTTTATTGTGTGAACAACACCCAACATTTAATTGTACCAGTTGCAGAAGCTCCGCCTGTGGTAATTAAAATGTCAGTTGATGCTGTTGTTCTGTGTCCAACACCAGTCATTGCAGCAATCGCTGCACCAGTTGATGAACCAGCTAACATAGACTGGGTTTGACCAGCCACGTTCCAAGTAGATGTTGCAGCAATATATCTGTCATCATCATCCGCATCTCCAACTTTTAAAGTTACAGATCCACCGAGTGCATCACATTTAAGGATTACATCGTGAATTGTAGCATTCGCTGGAATTCTTGCGATTGTGATATCAGATCCTGATCCTAAAGATGAGGCTTCAAATGTTCCGTGGAACACTTTCATTTCCCCACCAGCAAGTTCTGCATCTACTTTGACGACTGGAGTTGCATCCATGTTAGTTACTTCTACGCCTTTTACACTAGCCATGATTTACCTCCTTACGCCTCGTGTGCCTGAATAGAGACAACTTTATCTTCTTCCATTCTTGTTGCACCGATACTCATGCAGTAATAGATTTGAGTTGCATATCCTTTATCGGAACGCTCATCAATTCTTGACATGACATCTTTACCAACTGCCAGTTTGATACCGTCAGCTGCGTATGCAAAGCAAAGTCTTTTTGAAGAAGCTAAACTTAGTCTGTTAGAAACGATGAATTGGAAACCCATAAATGTGTTTACTTCACCAGTTACTAACGCTCTGACTGTATTAAAGTCAGCACTTGTGACTGAAGTTGTGCCTAATAGGTCATCTATTTGTCTTGGTGATACAACGATGTATCTTGGTATTGACGCATCAACAGAATTAAGATCCATAATTCTTTTGGCATTTCTTAATTTTGCAATTGTTAATCCGTCTGTTCCACTTTCTGTGATTGCTTGTCCACCAGGTAGTGAGGTAGATACACCTCCACTAACTCCAGTAAATGCAACACCAGTAGCCGCTGAAATGATAACATCATCCATTGCTCTACCCATCGCAAAAGCTGCTGCTTGTGCGTAAGTAGATGTAGGATCAATTAAAGTTCTCACTTTATCTTGATCGTCAATGAGATCTGCATACTCATAATCTGCTAAAGACACTCTTCTCCGTGCGTGGGGAGTATCAAGTTGCGGAGTAGGAGCGTGGCGAGTTGTTCTCACTTGTGCTGTTACACTACCGATCTGTTCAAAGAAAGCGTTTTTGCCTTGTACAGTTTCACTGTCAACTTTATCTCTAAGGAGTGATCCTTTTTGTTGAGAAAGAAGTTGTACGTTATTACTATACTGTTCCACAAAAGCTGTGGTTATTTGTGAAGACATAAGTCTTTTCCTTTCTTATTGTTGATTGATTGATTAACAGAGTAGCTACCGTAAATACGACTTCTCTTGGATTTTAAGACTTTTGGTCTGCTTTCTTTCCAGCTGTCTTCGAAGAACGCTTTGCGTCTACCTTCGTAATCCAGGCAAATAATTCATCTGCCGTAGAATTCCATTCTTTCTTTTGATATTCCGTACCACTTTCAAAAACCATCCTGGCACATTCCATTCTGATTTCTTCAATAGTTGGTTCAAAATTACTATTGCTGTCTTTAGTTGCCATGAACCATTTCTCTCAGGTTCATTACATCTTCAACTGCTTTAGCATGATTGGGATGTGTCTTATCCCAGTAAGGTGATCCAGGAGCCATAGCAGCATCCATCTTTTCTCTCGCTTGATCAGGTGTCAAAATCATTTCTTGTGGATTTGAAATTGGTCTATCCTCTGAAATCATATCTGATACTTTGATCATTGCTTTTAAAAACATAGGGTTATCACCTAGTCTAGATCCGTCTGACAATTTTGTTTTGTCCAGTTGATCTTTTGTAAAAATGTTTTGTGCAACTCGTGAAGCAGATTTCATTTTAGTATCATACGCTCTTCCGAGTTCTTTTCTCATCGCAGCTTCGCTTTCTGCTTGATACTGTTGTAAATCTACTTGTGCATTGTTGGTGGCTGTTTCTTGCTGACCATTATAAAACTCAACAAGTTTTGTTACTTGATTATTATTTAAACCTAGTTGATGTGCAATAGGTTTGAACTCATTAATAATCTCTGTTGCTTCACCTTCAATCTGATATCCCTCTGGACTATCAGGTCTTCCCAACTTTTCGTAAACTGCATTCCAATCTTCTTGAGTTGCGTGTTCTGTTGGCACTGGTATCTTATCAGCACCGACCATCTTTTGAGCGTGTATATAACTCTTTGCCAATCCTGAAACATCCTGGATTGATTTTAATGATGGATCTTCTCTTAAATCATCAGGTAAACTTTCTTTCCAATTTACCTCGGTGACAGGCTCAGACGGAGTTTGTTGTGGTTCCGCTACCTGGTTTTCTTCTGCCATTGTTTTCTCCTTTTAGCATATTCTTGATGAATAAAATGACACTTCGCTGACCTTCTAAATATGCCAGGTTATTGATGTCATTATCCATCGTGGTATTGTGTATGTGAAAACGATACTCTAGATCTTTGAGTATTTCTTCACCAGTACCCTGGGTAAAAACTTGTCTATAATTTTCTTTTAACTTTTTTATTTCATCCATTACGGCTTCAATGCTTTCACCATCGGAGCAGTTTTATTTGCAACTTCTGCTTCTTGCATTTGTTGCATTGCCTCCGCTTGAGCTTGTGCCGCAGCTGCACGCTGTTGTCTGATTTGTTGTACCTCTGTATCACTCTTCAATATTTTTGCTGGTACGCCTAATACTTCAGTAATGTGTTTTACAAACTTGTCTGGATCTATGTAATCAAACACTGGTGCTAGTTGAGAGAGAGGAGAGAGTATTTCTAAAGCTCTTACAGCAGCTGTAATATCACCAGTTCTTTGTGACCGTGCAAGCGGTGAGGTGTACTCAATATCTATTTCTCTTCCTTGTAAAGTTTGTGGTGGCACAGGAAACATTCCCATATTTAACATGATGTTAAAACATCTTGTGATGAGCGGTTGTAACATTTCACCCTGGAGCCTTCCTAACACTGGAGCTAACATTCTCATCTTCTCTTCATTACGCTGCAACACTTCTGTTGCTGTCATGTTTACTCGTTGTGCTAATAACAATTGATCTACATAAAATGCTTTTCGAATTGCTTCACGTCTTTGTTCTTCATACTGAACACCTAAACCAATATTCGGATTGGAGTTCAATGGTTCAATACGATCCCTGGAACCAGCTCTATAAAAATTTAATCCACCAGGTACAGTTCGTATTGGTAGCATGAAACCATCATCAGGCACTAATAGAGGAGGATCAATTGTTTTTTGTGCTGCTTTGATAATGGTTTCTGACATCTTATTAATCATCTTGATGTCTGCCAGTGCTACCATTGCTGGCGATCTACCGTATGTCTCTACTGAGGATTTGAGAAAGCGAGGAACAACATACGGAAACTCATCGTAACCACCTTCACCAAGAAGTTGTGTGGTTTCAGGATCACAGTAAATAGATGCAAAAGGTTTGTTGATTGCATCTATTTTTCTAGGATCAAATACATCTCTGGGTAAGACAACATGCAGTAACTCCACATCATCGTATGGATTTTTTTCTGCTAATTTTGTAATTTTTTCTGAGACATCACCAAACATTCCAAATGCACCTCGTGCTGACATTTTGAATTTTCGGTACACAGTATCAACACGACCAAACTCATTCTCCTGGATATAGATCTCAGAAATATGCCTGGTTGAAAATCGTAAACCTTTTTCTTCATCCTTTTCAATCATCATACCAGCGGTACCAAATGTAATTAAATCTTGATACAGTTCGTGAACTTCTTGTTGAAAATTAGATCTGTTTAGAACAATGTACATTTGATTAGTACATTCTTCTAACCATTCCATTGAAGCATCATCTGTATTGAACTGAGGATCTTTGTATCGCATCATAAACCAGGGTGATGCTGCGTTAGTCAACATCCCATGAAGTGATGACGCTAAAAGTTCTGCTGCATTGATTGCAGTGCTATCATAAACTTTTTCTGTTCGTTTATCACCCCTGGCTCTTTTGACTGTTACATCAGCTCTCCTGGGTAATACATAATCTGCAATTTCTTGCCAGTGACTTTCCCATGTACCTCTCATACTTTTGAGTTGAGAAAATCTTCTTGTCAATTCTTTTATATCCATTTAATCACCTAATTTAAAACTCTTGCCACCTAATTGAGATCTGTTCAAAGCTGCAAAATCTGTAACACCTTGATTGTAAATTTCATCAGATGTAAGTTTTTTCTTTTTCTTTTCTTTACCAGTAGCAATTGATGATACGACAGCACCTACAACACCACCTTTTTCTATTAGTGTCGGTACAATACCTTTTGTTTCTCTTGGCTCTGGTAAAATATTTTTTGATAATTTAGTATCTTTTCTAATTTGTGTATCGTCTGCCTTACCACCAAACAAAGCTCTTCCAGCATCTCCAAATGCTTCACCAAACGTAGGTGCATTTGCAACAATACGACCTGTAAAGTCTTGAGCTGTTGTGCCTGTTCTAAAAACTGGCTTACCACCTTTTTGTGTAAGATTTCCAACTTTTGGTGAACCTTCTAGAAACTGAACACCTCTTCCATAATCAGCAGCTTTGGCTAGTTCTGCCTCTCTCTTCTTTGAGATCTCACCACCAGTCATAATATTTTGCATAAGCTGTGTA